TCATTATTGCTATCATTATGCTGATCGCTGCCAGCGTTCTCCGGTAACAAATCATCAGCTTTTTCCGTTTTCTTCGGCTCTTCTTCCTGTGCTTCATCTGGTTTTTTTTCGTCAAAAGTTTCCTGATAAGTTGCGTCTCCCATCACCGCGCCACAGTCAGGGCAGTTATCCTCGCCAGTCTGATTGCAGGGTGTTCCCTCCTCCGGTTCGCTGTTCTGGTGCTGTTTATCTTCAGTCTGTCGCACTTCATTTTCCGTTTTTTTGACTTCATTTGAGGAGATATGATGACCGGGAATCCATTTCGGATCATTCGGGTCGCTAATCCCTTCAACAAATTCTCCGCGAGAGGCAGCCAGTAATTTGTCTGCATCGACAGGATTTTTGGGCGGAATGTTTTTCCGGGCTTCATGGAGTTCTGCCCGCAGTTCCTGATATTTCGCATCAACAGCATTTACCTGTGACTGAGCATCCAGCGGCTGCGTGTCCTGATGATGTTCAGTTGCATCCGGTTCCACTGTTTCAGCCGTTGCCTGTTCATCTGCCATTGCGCAAGATGGTTGCGGTTTTTCTTCATCATCCTGTTTTCCTTCTTCTGTTACTCGCTGCGGCATCGGGGCAGAGGAGCGACCGCAGGCAATATCCACGATTTCCGGATCAGGGTTGGCATGATCGGTTTCAGTCAGTACTTTGTTCAGATATTCAGTGACGTGTGCGGGGATGACCTCGATCCCAATTGGTGCTTCTTTCACGGACGCAACCACGATGGCGCGGGAATAATCCAGCCCGCCAGGCATGGTGATGAATTTGTCGCGGAAAACAGAAAAGGGTGGTTTATTTTCAGCGATAATTTCCTCAATGCGTTTAGCGTGTGCCGGATGAAGGTTATAGATGTCCACGTCCATTGAACGGGCCAGTACGCCAGTGGCTACATCGCGCGTCAGTGACGTCAGATCGTGGACGAAACCTTCGCCGCGATCGGTGAGGTTCCCGCCGCCAGCATTAGCACCGGAAGTCGTGCGAGTGATGCGTGAAACACGATTCCCTTTTCGCCATTCTTTTGTCAGAAGACCGCGATCAATGTGTTCGGTATCCAGCCAGGCTGAAATGAAATTCTTAAATTCATAGGGCTGATGTTTTTTCGTGATAGAGAAAACTGCCTTAATTGCATCAGTCAGGCGGAGCAGGGCGGCATTATCCAGAGTTGTCGGTTCTGCCATGCCGCGTATGGCCAACAGCAGATTCTGGACATAGCTGTTTTCCTGATCCATCTCAAGAGCAGTAATGTGTTTGCGTTGTTCACGGGTGGCATGATGCAGGTATTTCCGATCCCCGGCAGCATACGTAAAAATGTGCAGAAGACGCTGTGTGAACCGCAAAGTGGCTACAGAGACTTCGCAATCCTGGCAATCCTCGTGGGCGTCTGCCTGCGCGTTTTCTTCCTGGCCTCCCGCCAGTTCTTTGGTTTCTTGAGCATTATCCTGGTGGTGAACGTCGTCTGGCGCTGCTCCCGGTTTTAGTTCCCATGTCATGGAGTCTTTGCTGAGTTGATAGCGTTCACTCCAGGTAAAATCGATCTCACCTTCAGGGGGAAGGTCATTAACGACAGGAAAATTTGTGGCAACAGCTTTAAAATAGTTGCTCAGTTTTTTACCTGACTTAACGAGCAGATAGTCCAGAGTGGTGCTGGTCGATTCAAAATCGTCGCTTGCCCACAGGACGACGTCAGGTTCACCGGATGATTTTTTCGCTTTCCGTAACAGGAAGAGTGGTTTTGTGCTCATTGTTTTTTAACCTCAACTCAGATTAAAATTACTGCGAGTGATGAATAAATGTCCCAGGTTCTTCACTCAGGCCTGCACACTGTGCAGGCTTTCTTTTTTTCAGATTTCACCTTTTAATTTCATTGCAATCAGAGTTGCCAGAAATTCGGCTTTTTTTCTGCGGGCAGATTATTTCCGATGTAAACCAGGCACATTTTTGTGGCACCTTCAACAAGAGTTTTAAAGTTTCCTGATAGACCGTCGATATCAACCACAGTGAATGGGGTTTCTTTATTTTCTGTTTTAATTACGTAGCCAATATGCTTTCCTTCCAGGTAAACCTCGTGAACAATGTTATCAGTAGTTGCAACAGTGGCTTCATAATTGGTGTTCATGTTTTTCTCCTTAATTAAGGTTGAGCGAATCCCTGCCATTGCTGGCATAAATTCAGTTTCGAATAGTCAGTTAATTAAAGTTCGTGTGCCATCTGGTCTTTTTCGGCGCAGATTTCACTACAATATTTGCGTTTCTTTTTCCTCATCATGGTTCCGTGCATGTAAATAAGTTCAGCAGTGTAAGCCTTATCAGGGCTTACTTGTCTGTCACACAGGCCATAAGCACAGGGAATTAAATCGGGATCACCTTTCTGCTGGAGGGTTTTTTTGATTATCCATAACAATTTTTTGATTCCGGTGTGTGTTATGGTCTGCTGAGGTGCAGAGGTAAAACAATAATCAAGCATAGGGTTCATATCCGTAGCTCCATTTTTATTTTAAAGAAAGTAATTGTTCCACAGTCATATTTTTAATTGCGCCCCGGTTAACAAGAGTCCATCCCTGTTTTTCCAGATAAAACCGGAAAGTCTCCAGGGTACAGACCAGTGCGCCATCAGGAACGGTTTCGGTGAATTCGACATTGCCGAATTTGTCGAAGTGAACAACCAGAGTGCGACCATCACCCGGAATCATCTTGTCAGCAGGTGGGGTGTTATTCTGGCGCAGTTCGGCCTCCATGCGGTCGAACTCAGCAATGTAGGCTTCCTTGAATGCGGCGGCTTTTTTGCCAGTGAAGCCCATCATCAGGAAAACGAAGCCGTTTTTGGTGATTTGGTACATTGGGCGTTTTTCGCCTTTGGCGTCGGTATAGGTGACGGGCTTAAAATTAAGCCGGTTAAACTCCGGCGAGCATTCGAGAGTTTCGATCTTCTGAATAACGTTTTTGTGCATTTTCCGGAAGAACTTCGCAACCGCAACAGACGTAGTGACAGCGCGACCATTTTCGATGGTTACGTCAGGGTGAGAAAGGGTAAGGATAGTAGCCATGATGGCAGCCTCGATAGTCAGTTTAAATAACTCACCACCAGAGGTAGCAATCTCATGGGTGGTGAGACGCACAGGGTTGCTACAACCGGTGACTACCGAAACCGGCCAGCCTTGCGGCTGCCCTGCACGCCCCACCATAATCTGAATGTGGCTGTGCTTGACGCATAAAAAAACCGCCTGAGCGCGGTTATGCGCAGTAGTCATCGTCGGGGTAGCAATCCCGGCCCCCGTTTTATGAGGTGCAGGTGCACTATAATTCCACCCGTTCTGGTTTTCAATAGCTACATTCAACATTTTCTCTCACCTTTCATCACCGAAGTGAATTTTGTGATGCGGTGCCTGGTGCCTCCAGGTGACGTTAACCAGTTAACAATTACAGTCGGCTTTCCCACCCAAACCAATAAGGACTAACATGACTTTTAACTGTGCCGCGTGCGCTTAGCCGCATTCACCGCATCACAAAATTCACTTTAAAAAGGGCGGACATCAGCCAGCAATTAAACCGATGCCGCCAACTGGTACTTCACACAGCAATGTCGTTATTTACAACCGGAAGCGCACTCCCACCATTTAAATTTCACAGACAAGACCGACTCTTTATGGATACCGGAAATGCGCCTTCGTGTTGTGCCCGGTTTTATTTCACCACCTCCGGGCTTTGGTGGTATCTTTACTGAAGTTCTCACACAACCAGTAAGGAAATGAATATGCCAACGTATCTCGCCAGAGTAGAACTATATAATGCTGAGCCAGAGGATTACGAAGGGCTTCATAAATATATGCTCTCACTAGGATTCAGGAGAACGATCCCCCATGGAGATGGTTCGTATAATCAACTCCCGGACGGAACTTATGTTTCCGAAAAGGGCGGTGATATTTATCAAATTCGCAGCCAGATATCTGACTATGCAGACCGACTATCCGGGTATCGCGCGTCTGTTTTTGTTTGCGAATTCAGTCAATGCGCATGGTATTTATACCCCGCCAAGACCCGGTGAATATCCTGCACGGCCTTCTGCTTTGTAGAAGGCTTCTTCGCTATCATAATCGCCAGATTCCAGCGCTTCTTTAGCCAGCCAGATGCGTGCCCCAGTGCCTGCATTTGGCTCCAGTTGCTGGAGGCGTTTTGCATCTTCTGGGAGTAGAGCGATAACGTGTTTTAATTCTGTCTCGTTCATTTTACTCACCTGAATGTCTTCCCAACCAACGACGTGCGCCAGCTTCGGTTTTAAACGTTTTGCTTTTGGTATACGTCATGGCGGTGAATGTGCCGTCCTGGTTGGGGAACACGCCGTACACCAGAGATTCGTTGTTGCCAAGATCGATAGTATTCATGTTGACCCCATTTCCCCTTAACGCCGGGGTAGCGGAACTGTTTGCTGAGAACACCGTGCGGTGTCTTGATGAATGAAATTTAGAATAACCTAAGATGGGCGGCCAAGATTTTTATGTAGAAAAACCTAAGTTTTTTGATGTAAAAAACACAAGTGTTTGAAAGTTTGTGCTTTTTATTACAGGGTGTGGAGAAAAAAGGGGATTATTTGTTTGCGCTTCTTTTGCGAGCTTTGAGTAGTTCTTCAAAAAGTTTGTTGAAATTTTCAACTCGAGCACGCATCTCTGACAACAGGGCCTTTTGCTCTGACTCAGGCAGTGCGTCGAACAGTTGAAGTAACTCTTTTTGATCTTCTGTCAGAATGGCTGGCTGATTATCCGGGATCGGTTCGCCTGGTTGTTTATCTTCATCCCCAAAAAGAAGCCAAGTCGGTGAGCACTGAAGCGCTTGGCTCAGTGCGAATAATCTTTTCCCCGCCGGCTGTGTTTCATCTCTTTCCCATTGAGAAATTGTTACGTGAGCCACTTTGACCAGCTTACCTAATGCGGCCTGAGACAGTTTTAATTTTTTACGCCTATGTAAGAGGCGAGCACCGAAGGTTTCGTTTTTCATATTAGGGAATTCTAATTTTTCTTGACTTAGGTTTCTCTACGATCTAGTTTCCTTAGGAAAATCTAAGGAGCTCGATATGTTGAAAATTGATGCTATAGCGTTTTTTGGCAGCAAAACAAAGCTTGCCAATGCCGCAGGAGTTAGGCTGGCAAGCATTGCTGCATGGGGGGAACTGGTTCCTGAAGGTCGCGCGATGCGCCTGCAAGAGGCATCTGGCGGGGAACTTCAGTACGACCCCAAAGTTTATGACGAATATCGTAAGGCAAAACGACCTGGGAAGGTGATTCATGAAAATCAGGCATGAGCACATCGAATCAGTGCTGTTAGCCCTGGCAGCCGAAAAAGGGCAGGCGTGGGTCGCTAACGCAATTACTGAAGAATATCTGCGGCAGGGGGGCGGCGAATTGTCTCTGGTACCAGGCAAGGACTGGAACAATCAGCAGAATATCTATCACCGTTGGTTGAAAGGTGAAACGAAAGCGCAAAGGGAAAAAATTCAGAAACTGATCCCTGTGGTTCTGGCAATTCTTCCGCGTGAGCTGCGTCACCGACTCTGTATCTTCGATACCCTGGAACGCCGTGCATTACTGGCGGCGCAGGAAGCGTTGAGTACGGCAATTGATGCGCATGATGATGCTGTCCAGGCCGTTTACCGGAAAGCACATTTCAGCGGTGGTGGGTCGCCCGGCGATTCTGTCGTAGTGCATTGATTGAAATTAATCGTGCCGGATTGTTTTGTTCGGTATCAGTTAAATGTAACGCTGCGAGCGTTACAAGGTGAAAACAAATGGCTTCAAACTGGATAAAGCTCGAGGTTATTACGCCGGATAAGCCGGAAATATTCAGGCTTGCTGAGATTCTGAATATTGATCCAGATGCCGCATTAGGGAAGGTTATTCGCTTCTGGGCATGGGCGGATCAACAAATGATAGACGGTAATGCAGATTGTAACGCTCGCGGCGTTACAAAAAGTGCAATAGATCGCATCACTTTTATGTCTGGTTTTGCTGATGCGTTAATTCAGGTTGGATGGCTGGTCGAAAATGACGGTGGGCTTTCTCTACCTAACTTTGAACGTCATAACGGAAAAAGCTCTAAAAAACGGGCGGTTACAAACGAGCGAGTAACAAAAATACGCGAACTGAAACGAAAAGGTAACGCTGCCAGCGTTACACAAACGGATCAAAAAGCGTTACCAGAGGAAGAGGAAGAGGAAGATCTAAATACTGATCTCCCCCTAAATCCCCCTCGCCAAAAACGAGCGTCTAAAAAATTCGAGCCGGAGGCTATTGAGCTGCCCGATTGGTTGCCGGAAACACTCTGGCATGAGTGGGTCCGGTTCAGACAGGCATTGCGAAAACCGATTCGAACGGAGCAGGGCGCTAACGGGGCGATACGGGAACTGGAAAAATTCCGTCAGCAGGGTTTTACACCTGAGCAGGTGATTCGACACAGCATCGCCAATGAATACCAGGGCCTGTTCGCGCCGAAAGGTGTTCGGCCTGAGACGTTGCTCCGACAGGTTAACACCGTCTCGTTGCCGGACAGTGCGATCCCGCCAGGCTTCAGGGGGTAACGGACCATGAAAAATATTGCGACAGGCGGCGTTCTGGAACGCATCCGCCGACTGACCCCGCCACATGTAACCGCCCCATTCAGAACGGTAGCGGAGTGGCGCGAGTGGCAACTTGCTGAAGGCCAGAAACGTAGCGAGGAGATCAACCGCCTGAATCGCCAGTTGCGGGTGGAAAAAATTCTGAATCGCTCAGGCATCCAGCCGTTGCACCGTAAATGCTCGTTTGCGAATTACCAGGTGCAGAACGACGGCCAGCGATACGCGTTAAGCCAGGCGAAATCCATCGCCGATGAACTGATGACCGGGTGTACAAATTTTGCGTTCAGCGGAAAACCTGGTACCGGGAAGAATCACTTAGCGGCAGCTATCGGGAATCGCCTGCTGAAAGACGGTCAGACAGTGATTGTGGTTACCGTGGCTGATGTTATGAGCGCCCTGCACGCCAGCTATGACGACGGGCAGTCAGGCGAAAAATTTTTGCGGGAGCTGTGCGAAGTGGATCTGCTGGTTCTTGATGAAATTGGCATTCAGCGCGAGACGAAAAACGAGCAGGTGGTGCTGCACCAGATTGTTGATCGCCGGACAGCGTCGATGCGCAGCGTGGGGATGCTGACAAACCTGAACTATGAGGTGATGAAAACATTGCTCGGCGAGCGGGTGATGGATCGCATGGTCATGAACGGCGGGCGCTGGGTGAATTTTAACTGGGAGAGCTGGCGTCCGAATGTTAGCCATTCGAGGGTTGTTAAGTAGTTTCAGGAGGATTTATGGCGAAACCTTTTACTCCCGAACAGCGGGAAGAACTGAAGACGCGAATTGTGGAACTCGTGCATCAGGACGGTCGGGTCACGATTCGGCAGTTGTCAGATGAAACAGGTATCAGTCGTGCGTCTGTCGGTCGCTTATGCATGGAACTGGTCGCAAGTGGTGATGTATATAATTCTGGCTACGGCTTATTCCCGTCTGAACAGGCTCGCAAGGACTGGCAAAGCGCCCGCAAAAAACTCTCGAGAGTAAAGGTGAGGAAACCGGTTGTTGTTGATCCGGACCTTATCTGGTCATTACCTGACGGAGAAATACGCCGCTACGACAGGCGCCTGAATATAATCTGTCGCGAGTGCCGGAAGAGCGAAGCTATGCAGCGTGTACTGGCTTTCTATCAGGGTAATTTTCAGGAGGCGATACTGTGAATGAAATTAGCTATCAGGCTTCAATTACCGCTGGCATTCGCATCAAAGGAGAGGAGCATGGAAATAAAACCAGAAGATGAGTTAAGCAATATCGTTTTATTTCCGATAAAAGAGGATGACCCTCGTAATCAGGTTAATTTTCTTTATGAGCCATCGGAAAGACCATATTGCCATCACGCCTCTGTACGGGTTGACGAAAAAGAGCGTCAGGTCCGCTGTAAAATCTGCGGTGCGGTTGTGGAGCCGTTTGACTGGATGCTCTCTGTGGCAAAAAGAGAAACCAGACTGGCAGATGATGTAAGGCTATTGCGCCAGGAGGAACAGGAAAGGCGGAGAAATATAGAAAAGCTGATACAGATTGAGCGTAACGCGAAAGCGCGGATACGCAGGGCGACAAAATCCAGAACTGAATAATTAAATTTAGCACTGTTAAAAATTTAATCCTTAACCGGAGGGATTTCTGCACCCTCAAATCATCAGGAGACCGCCCGAAAGGGCGGGGAGCAGTCACACATCTGTTTCCGATAGCCCCGTTCTAATGCTACACTCTTTGATATTTTTATGACCCCAATAAACATATTTATGACAGTTGCTGATTTCAAACGGCCCAAATTGGAGCTCCCAAACGGGGCAAACAAACTACTACTGCACTCTTGCTGTGCTCCATGTTCCGGTGAGGTGATGGAGGCGCTTCAGGCCTCGGGAATCGACTACACCATCTTTTTCTACAACCCGAACATTCATCCTCAGAAAGAGTATTTAATTCGTAAGGATGAGAATATTCGCTTTGCTGAACAACACGGCGTGCCGTTTATTGATGCTGATTACGACACAGACAACTGGTTTGAACGAGCCAAAGGAATGGAATGGGAGCCCGAACGAGGGATCCGTTGCACCATGTGTTTTGACATGCGTTTTGAGCGGACAGCGCTGTACGCCGCTGAAAATGGTTTCAGTGTGATCAGCAGTTCACTGGGCATTTCACGCTGGAAAAATATGCAGCAGGTTAACGACTGTGGGCGGCGAGCCGTCGCGCATTATCCGGGCATGGTGTACTGGGATTATAACTGGCGCAAGCAGGGCGGCTCGTCCCGTATGATTGAAATCAGCAAGCGCGAAAAATTCTATCAGCAGGAATATTGTGGCTGTGTGTATTCTCTGCGCGATACCAATCTACACCGCAAATCTCAGGGACGCCCTCTTATCAAAATTGGTCAACTCCACTACGGTAAAGAAGAGAAGGAGTGATTTTATGGGGCACCTTTCTGATTGATTTCATATTGGCGAGGTAAGTAGAATGACTGCGGGTGCTTGAGGCTATCTGCTTCAGGCATGAACACCAAAAGGCAGATAGAGAAAAGCCCCAGTTAACATTACGCGTCCGGCAAGACGCTTAACATTAATCTGAGGCCAATTTCATGCTTTGCACATGTAGGTTAGCCTCTTACATGCCGAAAGGCAAGGAGAAGCAGGCTATGAAGCAGCAAAAGGCGATGTTAATCGCCCTGATCGTCATCTGTTTAACCGTCATAGTGACGGCACTGGTAACGAGGAAAGACCTCTGTGAGGTACGAATCCGAACCGGCCAGACGGAGGTCGCTGTCTTCGTAGACTACGAATCCAGGAAGTAAGAGTGACCGGGCGGGGAGCTGATCCCATCCCCGCCCACCTCTGATGTGTCAGGCATCCTCAACGCACCCGCACTTAACCCGCCCATCGCTGTGATCTCTCAGCGTTTCGGCGGGTTTTTTGTTGTTTATTTCCGGTGAATTTGATTCGCGCACCTTCGCAGATAGAATCGACTCACTTAAGTAGCGCGCAGGGAGAAGAGGGATGGACCCCGAACAGGGGAGAGCTATTTATCTGGAAGGATTCTGAAGATGAAAATCGAAGAATTGCGTGAAATTTTTAGTGAAAATGGCCTCTATGCTGTGCGCGTTGAGAATGGAGCGATTGTCAGCCATTGCCGCATTAGATGTTTGCAATCTCAACAAAGGAAGAGCGGTGCTGTGTTATTTTATTTTTGTAATGGACTTCTGACGGACGGTTTTATTTTGCGTGAGGACGAATTTGTCACATCATTACGGGTTTTGAAAGAGATTGGTTTTAAGGCTGGTTTTCTGCTTTTGCTGAAGAATAAACTCATCTACAATCTTGAGCAGGATTGAACTCCTGCTGTGTAACACCGTGCCACCGGAGAAAGCCGATGGCACATATACAACTGGTCAAACAAACCTCTTCCGGATTACTTCTCCCGGCGACGCCGGAGAGTTGCGATTTTCTGCATCAAATCAAAATAGGTGAGTGGATACACGCAGACTTTAAGCGTGTGCGTAACTACGCATTCCACAAGCGTTTTTTCAAACTCCTGCAACTGGGTTTCGATTACTGGACTCCGGTCGGTGGGGCGATCACGCCTCGCGAACGAAAACTGGTGTCCGGTTTCGTTGATTACCTGTGTGAATCAGTAGGCCGGGAACATACGCCAGCTCTGAGCGAAGCCGCAGAGCAATATCTGAATACAGTTGCGACACGCAGAACCCGTGATACGGCATTGCTAAAGTCGTTTGAGGCTTTCCGCGAGTGGGTAGCCATTCAGGCCGGATTTTACACCGAGCATTTTTATCCGGACGGTAGCCGTGGGTGTCGGGCGAAATCTATCGCGTTTGCGAATATGGACGAAACCGAGTTTCAGCAGGTTTATAAATCTGTACTGAATGTGCTGTGGAACTGGATTCTGTTCCGTAAATTTTCCTCTCCGGAACAAGTCGAAAATGTGGCCGCGCAGCTGCTGGAGTTTGCGTAATGGTGGATTTACTTAAAGCGGCGCGGGGGCAGATGTGCACCGTCAGAATTCCTGGCTACTGCAATCACGATCCGGAAACGTCTGTGCTGGCGCATTACCGACTGGCGGGAACGTGCGGAACAGCGATAAAGCCACACGATATGCAGGCAGCGATTGCCTGTAGCTCGTGCCACGATTTAATCGACGGGCGGGTAAAAACCAGCGATTACACCAAAGAAGAATTACGCCTGATGCATGCAGAAGGTGTTTTTCGCACACAAGAAATCTGGAGAAAGGAGGGATATTTATGATTTACCCAACGAATACAGGAAAAAGCGGAGAACACCTTCGTCTCACCACGCTGGAAAGTGTCTGGATTCAGGGAAAACTACGTATGTGGGGGCGCTGGTCGTATATTGGTGGCGGTAAGACGGGGAATATGTTTAACCTGATGTTGACCTCTAAAAAGCTGACAAAAACGGCAATTAACGAGGCGCTCCGGAGGATGAAAAAAGCAGGTCTGAACAAGTCTGAACTTGAGGCTTTTTTGCGGGATATGATTAACGGTAAGCAAAAGAGCTGGCTGGCGCATTGTACTGATGCAGAGGCGTTATGTATTGATCGGGTCATAAGTGAGGTGCTGGCAGAGCATCCAGGATTGATTAGCGTCCTTCGGCAACGGTATGAGGGGCGGGGGATGACCAAACGCAAAATGGCTGAACTGCTGAATGATGCACACCCGAAATGGAGTTTAAGAACCTGTGAAAGACGCATTGAGCATTGGCTAAAGGTGGCAGAATTTATTTTGTACAAACCAATGGTTATGGCTTTTGGTATAGAGAAAAAAGTTATTGCTTTTTGACGTAAAAACTGCTTCAATTCTTGTACGCTTCGCAAAGCTGTACCGCGAGGCGAATAGCAGACATGGACATTTGAAAGAGCCCGCTTTATGCGGGTTTTTTTATACCTGAAAAACGGCACAGGACGTTAAACGTGCTGGTGGTCAGATGAGTTTGCAGATGTGATGACATATGGTTATTATTCTGCCTCCGGCCCTTTAGCTCAGTTGGTCAGAGCGAGCGACTCATAATCGCCAGGTCGCTGGTTCAAGTCCAGCAAGGGCCACCAACCACCACTAGCTCATCCGGATAGAGCATCAACCTTCTAAGTTGACGGTGCGAGGTTCGAGTCCTCGGTGGTGGGCCAGCGCCGACTTAGCTCAGCAGGCAGAGCAACTGACTTGTAATCAGTAGGTCACCAGTTCGATTCCGGTAGTCGGCACCATATGCGGGCATCGTATAATGGCTATTACCTCAGCCTTCCAAGCTGATGATGCGGGTTCGATTCCCGCTGCCCGCTCCAGCGAGATTTGAGACGAAGGTTGTTATTTGCACTGACACAATATTGTGTGGGAATGTCTGACTCCTTACCATCTCCTGTTCTGTGATGTTGTTTTGTTGCAGTTCCAGTGCTCTTTTTTCAGCACCAGAATGGTGCATTGTCGGTCAGGTTACGTAGTGAACCTCTGGCAGGG